GAGGGAAGCCAAACGTCAATTAGCTGATCTACCAACAAAAGATATCACTAAGCAATCCATTGAACATGCAATCGTTATCCTTGTTCAAGCCATTGAAGAAGCAGTGGAACTAGTGAACAGGAAAGCTCCAGAACACCTTGAATTACAAGGAAAAAAAGCAGAAGCATTAGCCAGCCAGTTTCAAAACTTTGGCTCCTTATTCATCGGCTCATATACAGCAGAAGTGTTTGGCGATTACTGTTCCGGCCCGAATCACACATTGCCAACAAATAGGACCTCAAGGTTCTCTGGAGGGTTGTCTGTGAGGGATTTTGTTAAGATTGTAACTTATCCAATCACTTTAATTGGATTATTATTGGTAATTATTTTATCAAAGGTTAAAATCCCCCCAATAAAGATATGAAGAAAGAAATAAAAATAATAACAGGAATAACAGTTGGATTTATATTACTAATACCCATTGCTTTTTATTTATTCTTCTCATATCTTGTTTGGATATTTAATGACCCTTTTGATTTGTTCACTGACAATAAACCACCCATTGAAACACCATTTGAAAGACTTCCAGCTTATCAAGAATGTGTTAAGAGTGGCGGAGTTCCCATTAGAAGCGGTTGGAATTGTGAAGTAAAGAGGTGCGATAAATAACCCCCATGCCCCCTAAGAGAGAGGAGGATAATAATGGGGGGGGGTTTTAAGAGAAGGATTTGATATAAGGTAAAATGAGCATAGGAAACGCAATAGATACCTTCATAAAAGTAATGACAAACGATCCCGGCTTTTGGCTGCTCGGCGCTTTTACCGTTCTCGGTTTCCTTTTTACTATCTCACTGCTCTGTGTCTTCTTATGGGGTTTGGTAAAGAAGATTTACTGTAAAATTAAAGGGCACAGTTTTTACGCCGAAGCGGTCTGTTATTCTTGCGGCAGAAGGGAGTTTTTAGAGGAACAGTATAGAAAAGAAACTAAAAATGTGGTATAATGAAGTTAAGTGCCGTATGGAGATAGAAAATACTAAAATAGGAAAAAGACTGTATATCGGAGAATTGTGTTTTTGGTTTATTCCTGCAGACCATCGACTTTCGATATCTTGTGATAAAGAAGCGAAAATTATAAAACACATTCCGCGTGAGTTTTGGGATCGATGGAACAATGCAAGTATAGCCCAGAGATCATTCGATCTTAATGAATTACTAAGTGTTCATATCGATGAGCAATAATATGCCAAAACGAAGCGAAAACGCAAAAGCTGTGGCGAGAGAAGTAAGAGAACGAGTAAGAAATGGTAAGAAGGTTATTTTGGGAGAGATTATAAAAAATCATGGTTATTCTGAAGCGGTTTCAGTAATTCCTCAAAGAGTTACTCAAACCAAAAGTTATCAAGAAGAAATCCAGCCGTTCGTTTTGGCAATGGTAAAAGAACGCGATAAAGCATTGAAAGAAGCAAAGAAAAAAAGAGGGAAAGCCCAATATCATCAACTCATCGAAGCTGTTGATAAGCTAAATAAAAACATCCAACTGCTTACTGGAGGCAGAACAGGAGACGAAACAATAGTTTTCAATGCTGAACAAGTCAACATCATTGCGCGAAGAACACTTGCTCGTAGCCAATGAAGCGAGGAAGTATTTAATTGACTTTTCAATAGCGACCGACAAAAAGTACCAGCCCAATCATCACCACGAAGAAATAGCGAGAGAGCTTGAGAAACTAGCTGAATGGGGCGATAAACAATACAAGATACTGATACTTTGCGAGCCGCCGCGACATGGAAAGAGTCAGCAAGCAACTATAGATTTTCCAGCTTGGTTTCTCGGCAAGTATCCCGGAAAGGAAATTATTACTGCTTCGTATTCAGGAGAACTTGCATTGGATTTCGGAACAAAAACAAGGGAAAAAGTAGAAAGCGAAGCGTATCGGTTCATTTTCAAAACAAGATTAAGAGAGGATGAAAGAAGCAAAGGAAAGTGGCGGACACAAGAAGGCGGGTCTTATACTTCAGTTGGCGTGGGTGGGGCTACCACTGGAAGGGGCGCTCATTGCGTACTTATTGACGACCCGATCAAAAACCGCGAAGAAGCCGAAAGCGAAGTATATCGTGAGAAAGTATGGTCTTGGTTTACCTCAACCGCCTTCACTCGTTTAGAGCCGAATGGAGTTATTGTACTCATCCTTACTCGATGGCATACTGACGATTTGGCAGGGAGAATACTAGCCAATAAGGAATTGTCCGGAAGAGTGAAAGTCATGTCTTTTCCGGCCGTAAAAGACGATACAGCATTATGGCCGGAGAGGTTTTCGCTCGAGGCTTTAGAAGAAATCAAGCATACACTAGGGCCTTACGATTGGTCTGCATTATATCAACAACAACCAATCACATCAGCCAACCAAGAGTTCAAAAAAGAGTGGTTTAGGCCGATAGAGGAAGAAAAGGTTGCGCTAATGAATACGCGGAACTTTCTCACCATAGACACTGCTATTTCAAAACAGAGTTCAGCCGATTACACTGGATTTTGCGACAATGCAATCAATCAAGAAAACTACTGGCATCTAAAAGCATGGAGAATGAAGGTTGATGCAGCAGAACTCGTACGATTATTATTTACTCTTTATGAGAAAAGGCATTACGAAAAGATCGGAATTGAAAAAACTGCATATCTTGACGGATTAAAGCCATTTCTTGAAGAAGAACAGAGGAAACGAGATGTATTCTTGCCGATAGTAGAATTAAAACATAATCAGATAGCAAAAGAGATACGAATTAGAGGGTTGATACCTCGGTATTCGAGTGGTTCCATTTTTCACATATCGGCCAAAGATTTAGAAAATGAGTTGTTAGTATTTCCTCTTGGGGCTAACGACGATGTAGCAGACGCTACTGCATATCAACTTCAAATCGCGGAGTCATCCTTTCCAAAACCTTTTACTCAATTACCCACTCAGCCAATATCCAAATATCAAGGTACGGTTCAAAATCGAGAAATGAGTGTGATATTGGATAAAGACATATTCGGCAGTGAAAAGCCAAAAAGAAGATTTAATCAAGGCGAGCCGGAGAAGGTGTCTCGCTATCAAGGATAATGGAAGTAGAACAAATAAAAAATGAGGATTTTGAGAAGTTATTTATTGAATTCAAGAAATTAGATGAAAGAAGTTATACCTAGAACCATCGCCGAATTTGGGGAATATCTTATTGATGGATGTATTGCAGAAGCGAGAGGAGAGTGCGTAATTCTATATAAAGCAGTTGAAAAAAAGAATGAAAAGTATTTGTATTTTTCCGGCGGAAACTACTTTGAATACAAAATAGGTGAAATGAAATGCGAAAATGATCCTTCGCCTAAAACATTGTTTTCTTATGGTTTACACGTCGGTTGCAAGGATTGGGAAAGCCAAAAATTGAAATGGGAAAATTTTGTTTTATTGGAGTGCGAGGTTCCGATGAAGAAAATAGTTATTCCTGATGATTTTCATGGAGCTGTTCGTTCCAGCGAAATGAGAGTTTTACGAGAAGTGGAGAAAGATATAAGCGATAATTTATTTTTAGGGCATGACTGGGTAATTGATTCGGCTTTTATAAACAATTCGCAAAGACCTATTTGGTCATGTCGTTGTCTTCTCTGTAATAATAAAATAGCTATTATCGGGAGATATTTTATAGATGTATAAAAACTGTTTACACGAAAAAACGCAAGAAACGAGAGAATATAAAATTAAAAAAATGGAGGGGAGAAAGTGCGAAATATGCATGGTAGTAGAAACATGCGTAATATGCGGCGCGACGCGTTCAACACCAGAATCCATAAGAACGCCTCTATTATGTTGTAATAGATTTCATAATTATGGTAGTCATTGATTTGACTGAACAAGAGGCAGAACTCTTTAAGAAATTCCGCAAGTTTCAGAATTTGTTTGAGCAACTGGATAACATGCAAAGTGGAAAGGTTACTGTTCATATCGCCAATAATCAAGTGCGATTCTGGGAAGTATCGGCAAGTTATCCACAGAAAGATAAGATTGTACAAACAAAAATAGATATGGTATAATTAAGTGAGAGCATTGCCCTAACCTGCGGTGGACGCTCTGATGCATATATCGGCGGCCGCTGAATATGCTAATACAGAGTAAGTCCTAACCTCTACGGTGGGCCTTAGAAGCTGACTTTTTGTTGGCTTTTGAGGCCCACTTTTTTATATGCGATTATTATATTTCAGAGACGCGGCTATGGCAAAAACTTGGGGATTAGAGTTTCCCGAGGCACGATACCGAAAATTCGGTGTGTTTGTAATCCAGCATAAAAAAAAGATCGTGTCTGTCCTCATGAAGAAATCCAACTGGATGGGTCTTACCTATAAAGAACGGCCAGAACGCACTTGTGAGGTTATCGCAAGGGCGATGAATCAATTATTAAAAGCATATCCGGAGCTTAAAAAGTAATGCCAGAAAAAAACTCCAAAATAGCAGAAGTTGTCAAAAAAGCAATTACCGGCTACGAGGCATGCTTAAAATACAAGAAGTCCCGTCTTGAGCAGATCAAGATTGCAATGGATGAATATAACAATCAGGTCGGGCCTGCGTTAGCCGGAAGATTCAATGTTCCAGTGCCGGTTGTCTCCGGATTCGTAGAAACGCTGTTGTCTAAAATTGACGATAAGCCGAGCCTAATTTTTGAAAGACAACGAGAGGGTACTCTGAAACTTGCAAAAAAAGTAACTGCCGCATGGATAGAGGACTCTGAAGACGAAGAAGCGGACTGGGCGGAAGAAGACGGTCATGCAAAGAAAAATGCAATTTTTGAAGGTATGGGGATTTACAAAAAATGGACGGAGTCAGACCCTACATTCAAAGACAAAATAGAGGCAGTGTCATTGTTTGATTTTATCTTTGACATAAAAGGGGGGAGTAAACTTGAAAATCATCGGCTTCTTGGCCAAGACAACATCGAAAGGACGAAGGAGGAACTTGAAGATAACGAAGTATATAACCAAGAGCAAGTGAAATTACTTATCGCCGCAGGTGCAGAAAAGGATTATCAAGATTGTACTGGAGAATACGCTGGAAAGGTCAAAAAATACGATCCATTCGGTTCAGAACCGGAGTATGCGTATGGCGCATTTCGTTTATGTGAAATGGGCGTTGAATATAGGGGGGAACGATATTATGTCTTATTTGATTATCGGTCTGGTATTTGGATTCGGGCAGGTCTTTGGAAAGAAGAAATAACTAAATCGAATTTATGGTGCTGGGTTTCTTTCTCTACACATCCCAAACGAGACAGATTTCTTACCAAAGCTCCGGTTGATGATATTATTCCAGTTGCAGAAGCAACAAGAATACTTTTCAATCAATCGCTCGACAATCTTGAAAAACGAAACTGGGACATGAAAGCGTTTGATGAGGATTTGATTACTGATCCACGATTGCTGGAATGGAATCGGTCTGACAAACTAGTGCCGGTTCAGGCATCAAGAAAAGGAAAATCACTATCTGACGCGGTGTATCAGTTCACCACACCGGATAGCACGATGATTACGATTCGTCTGATGGACTTTTTGAATGCGTATTGGGGAAGGCAATCCGGCGTTACTCCCGATGTTCAAGGCGCGAGTGAAGAAAAACGAGTCGGTATTCTTGTCTCAAACATTCAGCAGGTAGCGGATCGTCTTGGATATACAAATAAACAATATGTGAGGACATGGAAGCGATTGGGGCTGCGATATTTATGGGGTTTGAAAGAACACATGTCTCAAAAACGGCTTATTAAAGTTATCGGTGAGAAAGGCGCGGAATGGGATGAATTGCTGAAGAAAGAGCTTGAAATAGGGCTTGCAGTAAACGTAAGAGGGGGTCGCGCGGAGTTAGAAGCAGATGAGTTAAATCAAAAAAGACGAGCAGAAGCGGTCGTGGCGGTAGCGGGAAACGCAATCCTTCTTAATCAGATGAACCCTACATGGGTCGTAGAGCAGATATTACGAACCGGACAGTTTGAAGATGAGGATATTAAATCAGCATTTGATAAAGACACATACGGAGATAGAGAACTTATGAGTGAAGCCGCGCAAGCAATAGAAGAAATCCTTGACGGCAAAACACCGAAATTAAATCGCGGCGCTACGGATGCGTTTATGCAAAAGATTCTGGACTTTGCCACAAATACTGATGTGGATGAGAAGACATTTTACGCGCTTATTCAATACGCACAGGCACATGCGATTATCGCAGCGGAGAACATGAATCGAAAAGCAAGCAATATGATTATGGAAATGGGAGGAGGTCAAAAAATAGGCGCAATACCGAAGCCGGTCGTCTCTGGCGAGCCAAGAGTTCCCAATGCGCCTAAAATTCAAACACCGCAAGCATTGGCGGGCGTAGCACTATGAAAGATTTTGAAGGAAAAGTAGAACTGCTTTTACAGAAGTTTCATAATTCGAGACCGGATTTTGAAAGTCAAATCGGAGAATGGAGAAACGAATATCGAAAAGCAATTATTGCGGTCAATCTTCAAGAAAATCCGGTTATTAAAGATTTCTGTTCTAAATTGTTTGATGAAATAGAAGGAATAAACTATCGGCTTCAAAATGAGCGGCTTTTGAAAGAAGATGTCCGGGAAAGATTATTGGATAAAAGGTCATTATTTGAGGAATTTCTATATTGTTTTGTGGGAGCGCAAAAAAAGATTGCTTCCATAGAACACGAAATAGAAAAAAATCTATAACCATGCCATACCATCATCATTCACCATCAAAACGAGCGCAGTTAATGAAAAAAATGCCGGCGAAAGGAAAATTGGAAGCGGCAATGAAAGAAGTGCATACGAACATTCCTTCTACGGTTGAGAAAGCGAATGTATCTGGTAAAAAACGAGAAGCGATGATTCGCGCAATCGCGTTTAGTAAAGCGAGAAAAAGGTCGTAATTACAAATAACTTAATTTATTATGCCAAAAGGAATAAGAAAATCATTAGAAGAAAAGGAAGCGGAGCGAATCGCAAAAGAGGAAGCGAAAGCGGCAAAGAAGGCGGCGAAAGAGATGGCTAAATTAGCCATTGAGCCAGAATTAGCCGAAGAACCAGACGGTGAAAAGACTGAAGGCGGACTTGAAGTGCCTGAAGACGCAAAGATTGAAGTCAATGATACGCCAAAGTTTGATCCTGATGCGAAAGTTGATGTCTGCAATCCGCACGATGTCGCAAATTATTATGTTCGCACCTATTCGGAAGAACGACACGGAAAGGATTATCTTGATAAAGCGCATGAACTTGCGAGAAACAAGGGATATGTGGTGCTTGGACACGATAAAGCGCGAATCCCGGGTTATCGTTTAGGAACTCCGGCACATGATGAAGTGCTCGGTTTAGAAAAATAATCCATCTGCCTGTGTGTTGGGCGTTATCAACTGTTCCTTCGGGAACATAGGACTCGGCCCTATTAAAAAATCGAGGGACGCGCGTGTGGCGGCCTATGAGACATAATCTCTACCACTGTTCTTAAAAGAACATGACTATCCCAGAATACAAAGAGGGTCAGGATGTAAAAGACCCTGATCTTAAAGATCTTATCGAAAAAAGCATCGAGGAAGAAGAACTTGCAAAAAAGGGTGAGCAACCGGAAAAAAAGGAGGAAGAGCTAGAAAAGGAAAAGCCGGAAAAACCCCTACCCCCCAAGTCGG